ATATATTACTGATGATGGTGTTATTGATATGGATAAATTGAGAGATGAATATGATAATACAACTGAAAATAAGAAAAAATCAGTACCAAAAAAGAACAAGCCAAAAAAGAAACAAGAAGTTCAATTTGTTGAAGAAATTCAAATTCTACAGGAAGATGATAACGTCCGAATTACAGAAAATGAGCAAATAGAAGAAGAAGAATTTGAGGTAAAAGAAAAAGAAGTTGAATTAGTTGTAGATAATGAACCAGAACAAAATATTAGAATTGCCAAACCAGCATTTGATACATTAGTAGAGGCTTTATATGATGCTGGTATTAAAGCAAATAGAAGCGTCCAAATTTCAAATTTATATCATTTAGATTGGTATTTTGAAAATTTTAAAGAAACTGAAGAAACTGAAGAAGATGATGATGGACAACCAAATGAAGATAAGGTTGAGAAAATCATAGAAGAAAAAGTAAAAATACTTAATGAAAGTGTTTTACAACCACGAATGGTAAAAATAAGAATTCCTTCCCCAGATCCGAATAATAAAGATAATTGGAGGGTAATAGAAGTTCCATTATTTACATTAGTGAAACATAATTCATTAAAGATAGATACAATGGATGTAGAATTAAAATTTAATATGGGAAAAATATTAAAAAAGACAGAATTAAAAAATAATAAATTCCATCATTCTTTTAAAAAATCAGTTAAACCATTAACAAAAAAGAAATGGAAAATAAGAATAGCAACACCAGTACGAGAAAATAGTAGTTTTGCTACACTTAAAATTAAATTTTCTTATGATTCTCCTTTAGAATCAATTACACGCTTAACTGAACGTTATGATAGATTTTTATAATTTATTATTCTGATACTGGTGCTGGTACTTTTTCTTTTTCATGAATTAATCCAGATAGAATATCTAATAATTTAGATAATCCTTCCGGTGGTCCATCATCCCTTGCTTCAACATGAACGCTATATTTAGCAGAATTATCAGTATTACGAGTTGTTTCTTTAGAAGTACTAACTGAACCAGTAATACTAGCAGATACTGGTGACCAAAAACTTTTATAATCTACTTTGACTGTAGTACTTGCATCAAATTTATCTTTTGATTGAGTTTGTTGCTTAACTTCCATTTCAAAGTCGATATTTACTTTTTTTACGGATAAAGATGGGACATTAAGAATGGATAATAATGGTACAGATAATGTTTTTTCAACTTCTTGAACTTCATTTGATTCGGGATCTTTGTTATAAGATTTTCCGTAGGTAAAATTTATGGTTCTTATTTTCCCGTTTTCATCAGCACCAACTTTTTCAATAAAATCTTTAGTAAGATTTGCTAATTTCCCCTGGGCGTTCGCAGCTGCTATAAGTGGGGCTCCAATTAAATCTTCCATAGGAAGGCCTTTAAATTGTTCAGAAACGGACATTATATTTTGTATATATATAAATAATAAGAAAATTGATTTTTCTATAAATATTCATTAAATAATGGTTATTTGTAGAAAGAAAGGATGTAAAAGAGAAGTTGAGGATTATAAAACTAAACGTGGAAAACCACCTACTTTATGTGAACATCATTATAAAATTCAACGACGAAATGAAGAAAAACGAAAACAAAAAGCCAAGGAAGAGAAAAAAGACAAAAATACTTGTAGAATACAAAATTGTAAGGAAAATATAGGAGATTATGAAACAAAAGGTGGAAAGAAACCAACTATGTGTAAATATCATTATGATCTTCAAAATGCTAGGGAAGAACGAAGACCAGAAAGAGATAGAGATTATACTGAATATGAAAAGGAAAGATCAAAAAGACCAGAACGAATAGCATATAAAAAAGAATATAATCGTTCGTCAAAATTTAAATTAATGGATTATAAAAATAAAAGTAATAAAATCAGTGGTAGAAGAACTTGGGGACTAACCGATGATTTTGCGATTAGTTTATTCTTAGGAGAATGTAAATATTGTAAAAGACAGGGTATGGAAGGGAAATGTAATGGAATTGACCGAATTGATAATAATATTCATTATATTGAATCGAATTGTGTATCTTGTTGTTATACTTGTAATCATATGAAAGGTACACTATCTCATGATGATTTTATTAATCATATTCGTAATATTAAAAGAGTTACTATTGATAATCTTGAACCAATTATTTATGATATAAAAGAAAAAACAGAAAAAACAGAAAAAACAGAAAAAACAGAAAAAACAAAAAGATATTATTATCAACGAACTCCTGCGTGTAAATTATCTGAACGTAAATCGGATATAAAAAGAAATCATATAAAAAAATGTGAATTAAGTGATGAAATTGTTATTAAATTATTTTTAGGAGATTGTAGATATTGTAAAAAAAAGTCAATTGAAGAGGAACATCTTAATGGTATTGATAGAGTTGATAATAACATTCATTATATCGAATCGAATTGTGTTTCTTGTTGTTGGACATGTAATCATATGAAGGAAACAAAAACTCATGATGATTTTCTGGAAAATATTCAGGGAATTTTACAAAATTTTTAATTTGATATAAATCTATAAAAAATTAAAAATGTAAAGAACATTTAAATTCAATCCTATGCGATAAAAACAGCGTTGATTTGTCTCCTAAAATTGGACTTCACCAGGCTCTCTCTATCAGGACAGAATAACATGCACACTAGGGGTTTGCGAAGAGATTAGGGGTTAATACTAATAGCATAAAATACTGTTAGCATTGTGAGCATTTAACATGACAACATAGAAAAATGTTTGAGAATATGAATTGACGAGCAATACACAAAAAAAGACGGTAAAAGTCCTTAATTACTGTACGCCAAACCACCCATGCCGCTCATAATTCTGAGGACGTTGTAGTTGACAGCGTAAACTTTTGCGACGGCGCTGGTAAGACCAGAGACGAGGGTAAGGTTAAGAGTAGCGTTATCAATTCTGGACATGTTAGCGGTACCAGATGGTTGATGTTCAGCTGGTTTGAGTGCGAAGGAGTAGACGTTAATACCTGCAGCTGGGGATGCACCGAATGTTTGATAAGGTTGTACCCAATTAAAGTATTCACCTGCTCTTTCGGAGAAACGATCGTGTCCGTTAAGTTGAAGTTTTGCTTTAGAGACACAGTTGGCTCCAGCGAGTGCGTAGTCGAAATTTCCTGCTGCTCCGTTTTGGACAACCCAGACGAGACATTTGACTGGATGGTTGAAGTTAAGTTTAACTTTGTTGTTGGTTCCGGAGACGGATTCATCACCAGTGTATTGAACTTGTTCAATAAGATATTCGTGGGAAGTTTGTGCGAATCTTCTACGTTCATCAGTATCAAGGTAGACGTAGTCAATGTATAGAGAGGTATCTCCAAGGGATGGGGTAGCAGTAGTTGCGTTTGCTTTAGTTAATCCTGCGAAGGTTTCGAATTCAATGTTGAATTTAACTTCGTGGTATTGGAGAGCAATAAGTGGAAGAGCAAGACCTGGGTTTCTGTTAAACCAGAATTGAAGTGGAACGTAGACGGTTCTTTCAACTGAGGTTGCATCAGCAGCAACAGTTTGATAAGTAGTGTTAGCGATCATGTTGTCATAGACATCTTTTACACCAGCATCTTGGGTAAGATTTTGCCAGATGGCAAGCCAGTCAGAGTATTGTTTGTCAATTCTTTGGCCACCGATTTCAACTTCAACGGATTTGATAAGAGCTTCACCTAATCTATCAGACCAAGTAAATCCAGAACTACCTGCGGTAACTGCTGGAATGGTTGCTTGGAGATAACAGTTGGTAATAAGGTCACCATTTCTGGAGACAGTGACGGTAACTTTTTTACCGAAATCTGGGGAACCATTGAAAGTTTGTTCAATAGATTCAACAGAGAAGTTAGTGTGTCTTCTGTAGACAACTTTGAAGAAAGTAATTTGAGGGTTACCTGTAAGGTAAATATCTTGTGCGCCATAAGCGACTAATTGCATTAATCCACCACCCATATTGTTTTGTTTTTATATAATATAGAAAGAAAAAAATTTTGGGGAAAAAACAATTAAAAAAAAAATAAAATAACCATAAAAACGTAGTAGTTAAATTATAACGATAAATAATTATTTTACCACGATAACCAGTCAGGATTTTTTATTTATATAAATTATTCATAAGTAATTTTAATTGTATAAACATACCAAAAGTATAAATATATATAAATTTTTGTAACCCCTATATATGTTAGGATTTATTTAGTATAAAAAATTTCAAATAATAATTCGTTAAATATATATTTATGTATGTTATATTGTATTTATATCGTATTAAATCATAAAACCAGTTGATTGTATTAAAGTTGTAATTTTAATAAATAGTGAATGTTCTATACCCCCAAAATCATATAAACTTCCATCATAATTTTTGAATTTAATTGTAAGGCGTGATAAAGTATTCATTGGAGGATTGAATGTTTTTTTGGAAATATATTCACTCATATTATAAAATCTAGTATCATTAATATTTGAATTTAATGTAATTTTAGCAAAAGCGTTAGAAATGCCAGTACCAACACCTTCCATATTATCTAAATCATCTATATGAAGCATAACATATTTCTCACCATTGATATTATATTGATTTTGTCCTGTATAATTTCCTAAACCTGATAAATCCATTCTTTTAAAACCAATAACAGGGCCAATACTTCGTTTTCTATATGCGTATCTGGTAGTATCGTGATATTTAGTAGTATTACCTCTGAATAATAAGTTAAAAATATTATCTCCACCAGAAATATTGCTTAATATTTTTAACTTTCTAGAATTAGAATCAACAGTTACAGTATATGTAGATTGTCCAGCGAGAGTCATTTGTTCAGATATTTTAGTAATTAATTCACTGATAGTATAAGAACCTTGTGGGATAGTAGCAGTATAATAAGTTCCTGCAGTAACTTGGGCATTAGTTTCTTGAAAATGAATTTCATTATTATTAGAATTAATTGGATAACCAGAATGAGGTATTTCAGCAGAAAGCAATTCAATAGAAACTACATCTTTATAAACTGTGTTGAAAAATACTTCATATTCTGATGTAGTAGTAAAAATATCATGATTTCGATCACGACTATCAATAATAATATGATAATCCCTAGTAAATCCTTTATTTGATTCTTCTAAAAATTTTTTAAAAATTTCTGGTTGTTTTATTAAAGTTTGCATATTAGTTGGTTGTGGTGGTTCATTTAACATTATTTTTTGTTCTGTGGTTGGTACTTCAGAAAATTGTTGATCAGGGTCAATTCCAGAAATATTTACTAAAGATTGTTTTTCTTGTTTTTCCATAATTGTTTCAAGTTTATTTGTAGCATCATTAGTTTTATATCCACGATCAGCAACTACTTTAGCAAAATCACTAGCAACTTTAGTATTATCTCTGTCAATTTCATCTTCGAACGTAGGTCTTCCTTTATTTGCGTTTGGTTGTTCAACGGTTCTATCTTTATTTAATTTTTCAAATTGATTCATTATATCACGATTACTTCCAGGATATGAAGTAAAAGCCATGAGTGTATCTTGTCTTGCTGGGTGTAATGTATTGTCTCCAAAAAACCCATTTTGTCTTGGAGAAATTTTCATATTACTGGTTTCATTTTCTTTTTGAACTAAATTAGTTGCTTTGGCAATTCTACCTAAATTTCTTTGTTGAGGTACCAATTCATCCATATCTGGAACTAAATCCTTTTCAAATCTAGATGTAATTGTATTAATTAATTCATTGATAGTTGCTCTATTCAAACCTTTAATATAATCTTTAATCGAAACTCCTTGTTGTTTTGGCTCTGAATTTTTAATTATATGTTCCATAATAGTTACACATAATTCTTCTTCATCTTTTCCGATTTGATAGTCATATTCATTAGTTAAATGTTCGAATACAACACTAAGTAAAACTCTATAATTTTTTTGAGAAAAGAATATATTGTAAATTGTATTATTGTTCATACTTGCTTATATTTATATAATTAATATTATATCATTTTTATATACGAATTAAATAATTTAAATAAAAATTTCTCCCATCTGAGTAGTATGTTCTGCCATTGCTTCTTGGTGTTCTATATCTAAATGCTGTTGCATATCGATATCGCTATATATTTTTTGTTTAAGTGATTGTATTTTAAAAGTTAATGAATGTTCTAATCCATGAAAGTTATATAAATATCCTCCATGAACTTTAAAATTGATTGTAATTTTTGATAATTCAATTACAGGTTTAAATATTTTTTGTAACATATAAAACTTATTAGTATAAAAAGCAGTCTGACCTTGTTGACAATCTAATAAAATTTTGGCAAAATCATTTTGGCCGTCTCCGTGTGGATCATCAATTATACCCTGAAATTCAGGTATTTCTAATATAATATAATCTTCTCCTTGTAAAGTAATTTTCTTATCAGAAAGATATTGGTCAGAACTAGTTAAATTTTTACATTCAAATCCGATTGTTCGTCCTATAGTAAATGGAATATATCTACCTCTGATTTCATCTATTCCATAATTTTCTACACCATCTTTAAATAAAAGATTAAATATACCATCTCCGCCAGAGAGATCACTTTCAAAATTAATTCTATTAAATGAATTTAACGTGACTGTATAAGACGATTGTCCAATACCATTCATAACTGTTGCTATTTTTACAATTAATTCATTTGCAGTATAATTACCAATTGGTATTTCTGCTTCATAGTTAGTATTAATGGATACTTGACTATTTTTTTCTTGAAAGTGTATTAAATTATTATATGATTCAATTAAATAACTTGCTTTAGGAATTTCGGCACTAATAAGTTCAATTTTCACAACATCCGTATATATTCCATCCAATTTGATAGTATAATTATTTGGATTTGGGTAAATATCGTGATTTCTATCACGACTATCAATTGTAATATTAATATCTTTCATAAACTGATTTCCGTAAATTTTTTTAATAATTTCTCCTTGAGAGTAACCATCTGGTCTTTTAATTATAAAATCAGCTTGGTATTGTTGCGGTGCTGTAGGGTCGAATGGTTTATTCATTTTTTGTCTATCAATGTCTAAATCTTTGTACATTTTTTTGGGATCAATATTATTATCAATTTGTGGTCTTTCATATATTTGATTTAATTCAATCATTTCCTTAAAAGATTTATCACTATCATGTAATTGTGGGATTTGGTTTTGAGTAGAAACATTTTCTAAAGAAATTTTTTGTTTCATTGTAATTTGTTTTTCAAGACTGAATTCTCTTTGTATATTTATTTTTTGTCTCATAACTTCTTTTATTAGCAACGAACATATTTGCCTTATGTTTAGTCAAAGAATCGGTTTTTTTTGCCATCTCATCGAGTTTGTCCATATAGTAATATATTTTATCATCGTATTTAGATATATCAAGTTCTATATGATGTTTTGTTTTGATTACATTAAATACAAAGTCAATTATAAAATTATAATTTTGTATACTTAGAAAGTCTTCCATAATTTATCTTATATAGATAGATATAATTAAATAAGTTTAATTTTTTTTTTACAGTTATTTAATTATAAAATATGAATTCAATATAAATTTTTATTCATTAACTTCTTCATTTTTTTTTAATCTTCATTGTCATAAATTTCGGTAAAATATTCCCCACCAGAAATGCAAGGCCTG